TCTTTCATATCACTATTTATTAGGTCAATTGGTATTTTAGGATTACTACTACTGATAGAATCTAGTAACATATTGATAGCATCTTGTAATATTAAATTTTGTTTCATTAATATTTTCAAATCCTCTTTCATCCCTTCTTCGGTAGACTTGTTATATTTATTAACTAGGGCAATACCTAAAAATTTCACTTCTTTTTTATACATTTTTATTTTATAGAGAGCAAAATTACTAAATTCTGTATTTTTATTTCCTATATGTGATTTTACTAAAAACATCCATCCTAGTTTTTCAAAAAGACGTTTATTCCATTCATTTAAACCAATAAATGTAGTTGGAATATCTAACATTGTATTATTATTTGACATTTATATATTAATATGTAGAAATTTTATTATAAAAAATATTTTATAATCTATTATTTTATAATAATGAAAAATAATATAGAAGAAACACAATTACAATTAATTGAAACTAAAACTGATATGAGACTAGATACCTCTCATAATGAAGGTTTAGTACAAGGAAAAACACCAGCACTTAGAACATTCTCATCACCACCTCCAAAACTTAGTCATTTTCCTGAAAGTCCGAAAAATAATATTAATAAAAATCAAAAAAGTGTAATGAAATTTGATACTTTCAATAATTCAGAAGATTCAGGATCATTGTCTAGTTATTATTGCAATAGTGATTTGAATAACAGTTTGAATAAATTTAAAATAGGAATATTAAATAAAAAAAAACAAAGTTTATTTACAAAGACATCTGATACATCAAGTGATTCTATTAAAATTAATTTTTATGACATTGAATTTATACCTATGAAACGTAATAAAATGACAAATTTTTATAATATGGAACAACTAAATGGTATGAATTTTATTGATATTTATAATATATTAACATCTGTATCATATTTAATTTTTATAGATAATAAAAAATTAATAAAAAAACAATCATGTTGTAATATTTTTAATAAAAAACATTTAATTGAAACAGAATTTCCTGGATGTACATTCTTCCCATTTGAATCAATTGATATTATATGGAAGAATATTCATATATTAAATAATAATATTGTTAATGCTGATTATAATATACAGAAAATATATATTGATAAAGATATATGTTATGGTATTAATTTTGATAATGGTGAGATTATTAAGAATTGTCTATATAAAAAAATGGAAATAACCGATATGGTTATATTTACACCTATTGATAAATATAATTTAAAACAAACTGAATATAAAATTCGTGGATTTTGTCAAATTGTTGAAGAATTAGGTGCTAAAACTATTAATATAACATTTAATAAAAATAATATATTTAATAATGTGAAAAGTGTTGAAATGAAAATAGGTAGTGATATTAATATGATAGCAGGAAATCTCGGTTTAGGGAAAACGACATATGACACTAATGAAGAAACATATAGTTATACACTTAGTTATCCAAGTAATAGTTCTATAACATTAAATGAAAATATTATAAAAAAAAGAATAAAAAGAAAAAAATTTATTATAAGTGAATCGACATATAATTCAAGTTTAGAATTACAATATTTAGTTCACTCTAGGTGTCGTCATATGATATATAAATATTCTACAATATTTACATTTGATAATAATAGTATGATAGATGAAAAATTTTTTACTAATTTGAAAACACATGGTATTGATATTGGTCTTAATTATAAACAATATAGTATGAATAAAAATTATCTATCTATTGTAACCGATGTAGTATTTTCATCAATTGATGATAATATTATATCGGGAAATAATATTAGTCTTGATAATAATGGATATACTTTTTTAATGGAAAGTTTAATTAAATTATCTGATTTTGAAAATAAAGGAATCTATAGAATTATGGCATTTTTACATGAATATATTGAAATAAAACTAAAATATACACAACCTAAACAATATAAGATAGTTAACAATGTAATAAAAAATATAAAAAAATTATTAACTATTAGTGAATACGCTGAATTATTATGTAATTATTTTACTATATCATCACAATGGATACATTTTACAAATTTTATAGATTTGTTATCAAATAAAACACAAAGTTATGATAAACTAGGTTATATAATTATTGTATCAAATAATAGTATTTCTAAAGAAGAAAAAATAGAAATAATGTTAAGATTTATTCAACAAAAATGTATTATATTAAAAATAGAAGATAAATTTTGGAATATGATACAACCTAATAATTTAAAATTAAAAAATGAAATGAAAAATAAATTACTTTATGAATATGATTTCATACAATATTATAACTGGTACAATTTAAATATGTTAATCAAACATATCGATAGTTATATAATTGATTTTTCTAGTATGGAAAATAGTGCTAAATTTTCACATATGGTTACTAATATGAATATTGGTTATAAATATTGGGAGTTTTATAATAATATAGTTCCATTTATAGTAAAACAATTATATACAATGCACAATATAATGAAAGATGATATATATTTAACTTCTTGTTTCGAAAAAAGTATTAACATTGAAACATTCATTAGTCTTAAAATAAATACAGCAAATGATTTGTATAATTATATTGGTAAAAAAATTAGTCGAATTAAAAAAATATATGAATGGATTGAAACGCAAACGTTTCCAATATCTGTAGATAATTTATATACTATTATAAATAGTAGTAAATTTAATGAAACATATGATTATATTAATAAAAAAATAATTAATATTATAAATGATAAAACGATTGAAAATTTAAAAGAATGGGTTGAATATGATGAAATATCAAAAAACACCATGATTAAAATTATAAATAAATTAATGTGTTATAATGAAAAAATTAATATTATATATATACCTTCAAACTATATTGGTTTTATGTTAGTATATAATAATTATATTAATGGAAATAAAGAAAGAGAATTTGAGAAAATAATCAAACCATTTATAGCAAATCATATTTCAGATAAATCATTATTAGATCTAATATTTAATACAATGACATCTGATAAATTTAATAAACATTGTAAAACTTATTATGATATGTTTATATATTTAAAAAGCATTTTAGATAATAATCACATTGAAGCAGATACTTTAATCGCTGATTTTATATTTTAATATTATTTATACTGTATGGTATAATATTATTTATACTGTATGGTATAATATTATTTATACTGTATGGGACAAGTTGCCTTGTGTGGATAAACAAATGATTGTATACGTATCGAAAAATATCAAAGATATTTTCCGCTACTTGTTACCCCCAACTCATAGTGTATTATCAATATAACCTCCTGGTAGCGGTAGTGTAAGATCGGTTGTAAATTTTAAACAAGGACTATAACTAATTTTATCCCCAATTAATCTAGTAGCAATTGCTTTACATAATTTTTTTTTCTTATACATTATACTACATAATTCCATCATATTTTCAAATTTTGATTTAGATTTATTACAAGTTTTACAAGATAATTGTGTAAATCTATCAATAATTCCATTTTCTGTACATTTAATTTTATCTTTCTTAAAAACTACACCATTTGTTGCTTTAAAATATGATTGCAAATTTATTACATAATATCCGAGAATTAACATAACAATTAAAATTATACCAATTAAATTTATATTTATATACATATTATAGTGAGATGAGATTTTTATTATGAATTAAGTTGTCTCTATACGAATGCCTCTATACAAGTGGTCTCATAAAACACAAAATTCATATATGTTTTTCTAATTTTATTTTAATATAATCTAATACACTCTCTTTTTCTTCACGTAAATTATACCAACCGATATGATTGTCTCTCATATATAGTTTTAATACTTTGTTCACAATATTATATCCAGTATTACCTTTTAATTTTTTATTAAATTTTTTTAATTTTTTAAAAGATGTATCGTGTTTTATCATACTAATAATCTTATTAGCAAAATATTTTGTTTCAGATTCTTCTAAATTCATCGTATCATATTCATCATTATTTCCAATCGGTGTATTCATATCATATGGTGTATATTGTTTTGTTGATTTTATAATATCATAATTTTTTTTATTCACATCTTCTATACTATCATATGATTTAATAATTCTATTACTGATATTATATTTGTTTGCTCGATCAATTAACAGTTTAATCATCATTAATTCAGGTTTTGTCCAATAAGGAATATTATCTTTACAACTCAATCCAATTATAAAATTATCTTTTATATTATATATTAATTGTCGAGAACTATGATATATTACCTCAGGATTTTTCAATAGTTTATTTTTCCATTCAATCGTTAGAGGTAATTCAAATCCACCTTCAGAAGACCAATTTCTTTCTAAACGATTTAATAATACGGTTCCTCTAGCGGCCTGAATTACATTAAATCCTAATTCATCTTTATATTGTGGAGGAAATGGTTTAACAGCAATGAAACAACCTTTAGTATTATCATTATTATATTTTTCTTTCCTAGTTGCATTAAATGGATTTTCTTCTAGATATTTATAGGGTGTTTCAGTAATAGTATCAAGTAGATCAGACTGAGGTCCTAATGCATTTAATAATAAAATATTACGAGTTGGGTCTTGAATCATATCAATATTATATGACATATAATATTGATTAGATAAAATAAAATAGCATATGATACAACACATACATAAGACCCTCTCATTTGCAAAGAGACTATGAGTTGGGGTGAATAGTAGCGGATAATTCAGAAAGAATTATTCGATATGGTTCAAACTTCAGTTTGAAATTCTCTCCGCTCAAGAGAGACTTGTCTCATAATCTTATATATATTGATCTAATTTGTATTTAATAAAATTTTTTATTAAACTTTCTTGTCTACTCAGATCATACCAATTAGTATTACCTTTTTTAACAAATAATCTTAACATTTTATGAATAATATAATACCCTTCATCGCCTTTCATCAATGTTAGATGTGTTTTAAATTTTTTAAAATTTTTATCTTCTTGAATCCATCTTATTGTTTTATTTAAAAATTTGGTTGTAACCTTATCCTGTAAATCTTTGTCAATATTTACATTCTGATATTTGTATACAGTTTCTATAAAAGGCGGAGGTTCAAAGTATATAAAATTGTCAGATGTTTTAGGTAATATAGATGGATCAATGATAGGAGGTAAATAAATCGCCATATATGAATTAATATAGATTTTATTATTTAAAGTATTCTTCTAAATATATTACTTTACTCTAAATGTTTTTTAATTAAATATGTATATAAATCATCACCTAAATTAAAATAAAAATCATCATATTTTTTAGTTTTAAACCAACTATCAATAAATTCATCCAAATTCTTTATTATCATATTATTCCAATATTTAGTATTAATAATTTCATATAAATTTGATAATATTTTATGATTTGATATAAGATCATCATAATTTGCTTTAATCCAAATATTAATTAATCTATTTATATATCTATATGGTTTATTTTCTATAATATTATTTTTTACCCATTTAACCAAACTATCAATAGAATCAATTTTATATATTGATAACATTTGATCTATATTTAAATTTAAATAGGGTAATGCCATAAATTTTTGTATATCTTTTGTATCTAGATGTGTTGATTTAACTTTATCAGACAAAAATATTTTATCATTTTTATAATATAATTGCGTAGGACAATATGGTTCATCACGTTTATTTTTTTGTAATGTCAATGTTATAGGATGAAGAAATATTTCATTTTTACTAACACAATTTCCAAGACATTTTATTTTTCTAGTAAATTGATTATTTTCAGACATTAATACTATTATATATATATGAGATAAAATTGATTTTGTCTGGGAAAACAATATAAAAATATTTGAAATATATAATATTTAAAAGATACTTTAATTGTAAAGTAAATGTCTCATTCGAGTGCACGTTCGTATTCAAGTGCTAGAACTAGTTCTAGTGCTAGTTCTAGTGAATCATTATATTTTAGTGATAGTAGTTCATATGATAGTAGATCAGATGATAGTAATTCAACACTCGGTACATCAGTATCCAGTAATATATCAGATGAAAGTGTATATAATATTGATTTACATGGACATACTATTAATAATTATAATGTAATTGTAAAATTAGGAAAAGGTTCTTATTCATATGTTTGGTTGGTATATAGTGTAAGAGATAGTAAATACTATGCAATGAAAGTTCAAAATCCAGAAGATTATGATGATGGTATGGACGAAATAAATATATTAAAAAAAATATCAAGTAAAGAATCTTACTTAAATGGTATGATAGAATATTTTATAGAAACAAGGATTAGAGAAAATGATAATAGTATTACTGATAAGTTTATATGTTCAGTATATAATTTATGCGCAGGTAATTTAGATGGAATTGCTAGAAAGGGGAACTATAATAATGGTTATCCAATCCCCATAGTAAAACAAATGTTAAAACAAATATGTAAAGGTTTACATACAGTTCATACTAAATTAAATGGATTCCACGGTGATATTAAACCTGATAATATTTTATTATGTGGTATAAATATGAGAGATAAAAAATATATTCAATTATATGAAGAGGCAAATTTTATGCAACAATATAATGATGGAAAAAACAAATATATGGTAGAAAATAAAAAATCTAAATTATCTAGTAAAGAAAAATTAGAAATAAGGATGAAAATACATAAAAATATAATCGAGAGTATGCCAGAAATAGAAGAAAGTATGTACACTGTTGATGATATATATATTAAAAATCCACATATTAAAATAACTGATTTTGGATTCTATTGTAATAATAATGAAAAATTTAATGAATCTTTTGGTACAAGATATTATCAAGCACCTGAAATATTATTAATGAGTGATTGTACTAATAGGGTTGATGTGTGGGCATTAGGATGTATGTTGTATGAATTAGTAACAGGTAATATATTATTTGATCCAGATAAAAGTAGTAGAGGAACTATTGATTTTAATCATTTTGAAATGATGATTAATTTGTGTGGTGAATTTAATCCAAAAACTTTTACAAAAAATAAAAGATCTGAATTATATTTTAACAAAGAGTGTAAATTAAATAATATCATATATACAATGGATCAGGATGAATCTACTAAATATAAATTATTAAACAAGTTAAAGGAACATGAAATCAAAGATTCTGTATTATGTGATTTATTAGATAGTATGTTAAAATTATCTCCTAAACACCGAATCGATATAAATGGAATTTTAAATCATAAATGGTTGAGTTCAACCTAATAAAGAAATTTCTTCCATATCCCCATCTTCATTGTCGCCGTATCCAAAGTTTTTATGAGTAATAGTATTAATTTTTTGCTCTAGGCACTTTGTCATTAATTTATTTAACATATGGTATTATTAACTTTATTATTGAAAGTAATACTCGATTAAAATTTTCAATTTTTTTTAAATAAAATTTTAACCCAACATATCTACTTCTTCCATATCTCCATCATCATTGTCGCCGTAATTCATATTAATATATTTAGAATCGTTATTATTGGTAATTGCATTTGAGTACATATTGAGACACAGTTAATATTTTACTATTAGATTTAATATTAAATAAAAATTTCAATTTTTTTTAAACGGTTATGTTCTTTTATCATTGATAAAAATTGATTTATATATTTAAGATGTAATAAATTATATATTTAATAATGACAGAAATATACTATACATTTATATATTGTATGATGCATGATGACGGAATTGTTATAAAAGGTAATCATCCTTATGTTCCAGAGGGTTATCTAATGCAACACTCAAATAGATGCGAACCTTGTGATTGGTATAATATGGGTCTTATCAAATATAATGGTTCTAATTTTGATATAGTTGAAAAAGTTAGAATTGATTATGATATATATGGCGGTGGATTTATGTTTATTGGTTATACTGATACCGCGACTGATGAAAAAGGTAATGTATACAAAAATGATTTACTAGATAAATGGATTGAAAATATATCAATAAATGAAAAACGTAATATTTTTATTCAATAGGTCGGTATTTATGTATTTATATACAAGTTATTTTTCATTGTATTACTCCTAATTCAATCGTTATACGTATTATCAATAATTTGTTTTATGAAATAATGTGCTTTCTTCAAAGTTTTATTATTATATATAAAATCTCCATTCGCATCAGTATATTCAGTTTTATAGTCGAAAGATGTATCAAATTCAATAGTTACTTTAATACGCCGATCATTAATATTCGTTCCTTCTTTATCACTATAATCTATTTGTTTTACAAAATTTAATTTATAACAACCGTTATATTCACCTTTGTCTAAAGATTCGATGTATTTATATTTATTTTCTTTCATACAATCAATAATTCTTTGTAACTCTATTTTTCCAGTATCTGGACCGGGATATTCTCTTTCCATAAAAATTAAATGTTCTAGTTTTTATACCTTTTTACACTATTTTTACTGAAAAATGGGACAAAATACTTTTATCATTGATATACTCTATGTATATCATTGATAAAAATTGATTAAAACAAATATAAATATTATATATTATAATATATAATGTACTTTTGCCCAAAGTGTAATTATTCATTTGATATTACAAAATCTAGTAAAACAATTGATGATAGAAAAAAATTAGATAATCCAATTGAATTACTTAAAAGATTGAAAGCAAAAAAAGTTTTATCTAATTATGTTGCAACTTTTCCAAAAGATGAATTAACTGAACATAAAATATATAAGAAATTGAGTGATAGCGATAAAGAAAGTTTAAATGTTGTTTTTAATGATAAATTTTTGTCGAGTGGTATTGAATTTACATGTTTAAATTGTAATTATAGAAAACCTATTAATGATACTATAAAATTATATCAAATAAATCTTAATCCAAATACCCAAGAAGTTTATCGAAGTATAGAAGATAATAAATTACTTGCAATGAATCCAATTTACCCAAGAACAAAAGATTATACTTGTATGAATGTAAATTGTATTACTCATAAAGATACAATAAATAAAGAAGCAGTATTTTTTAGAGAAAAAAAATCTTATCAAACTATTTATCTATGTACAATTTGTTTTACTAGTTGGAATTCATAAATTAAATGAAATAAGATTCTAAATGTGTTTTATCTAGTTCCTCTATTGACCATATTTCGTAATGATCTTTTAACGGTCTTCTTATTTTAAATGGCGTCATATTTAATTTTAATTCTTCTAATGCTATTTCTGTAAAAGTAAAATTCTCTGATTTTTTAGACTGGCGTATCATTGGTTTTGCTCCCATTGTTAATTGTTTTACTCGTTCGCCTATGATACGTACAAATTCATAACGAGTCATTTTATTCTTTGATATTCTTTTAGATTTTTCAATAACTGGTTTATCGTTATCATTACCTGATTCTTCTATATCAATACAACTATCATTATCTGAATCATTCGTATCATTTATTACTACATTATCCGTATCCAAAGTTATATCTTCTTCACTGTGATCCATTATATATTATAACTTATATATTATTTGTTTTAATTAATATAATATCAATTTTTATCAATGATATACTATGTATATCATTGATAAAAGAACATAATCGTCTATCGGGTTATCAATTTTTATTTGTATAGACGTCTATTCTAAAGAATATAACCGTCAATCAATTTTTATTAGTACGATGTACTATACTTTGTAATGTTATATCGAATAAGATTATTCATATCTACTTATACTATATTCATATATTTAGGTAATCTGATATTTATATAAGATGTCAATTCTCTTTTAAATAAATCAGATTCTGATATATTATTATCGGTTTTTACAAATCTATTTTGGGCTAAACTACCATCAAAAGCAGCATACATTCCTCCATCGCATATATTATTCAAAATAATACCATATCTTATTAATAAATTTTGTATTATTGACGGTATCGAAGATTCTGTATTCTGTTTTGAATATTTATTTAAATTATAGGTAATTAAATATTGTAATAAAGTATTTATATCTTTCAACTCATCACTAGTTACAGCAGGTATAGTTTGTTGCGATGAACACGACCCACCCATTTCTGATACATTTATTATACAAGTGAAAGACTTTAGGTTGGCATCACTCATATCACTATTCATATAGTCATTAAAATGGTCCCCCAACTTATTCATTTTCATATTTATTGGAGGAGTATTAGTTTGATCCATTACAGTAACAGATAATATATCTCTATTATTAAAATCATCAATATTATATGATGCGGTGTATGTGTCAGGAACATATACACTTGTCATCATTAAATAAAAAAACATATTAAAATATTTAAAACTATTGTTTTTTCTACATTTTTGTATTATATCGGCAGTAAAAAAATATATAACCTTAAATATACAACTTTTTTCAAAAATTTGTAATTCATTAATATTTAATCCCATTACATTTTTTACAGTTGTATTGAGTAATTCATAATCAATGAATTGAAAATAATTTTTAATAATACACTCCACATAATAGATCATTTCATATACAAACATAAATTGATTTTTAGGAATAGTTAGATTATTATATATTATTGATAATTCACTCTTACCATTAAATTTACATAAAGATAATCTACATCCGTTTTCATCTAATTTTTGATTTTGTGTACAATTATACTGATTTAAACTTGGTATAGTAATAGGAGGTGATCCTTGAAATAACTCCCGATTAAAGTTAAAAGGAAAAAAAGTTTTTATATTAAAATTTGAGAATTTTTCTACTGGTTTTAATCCCGCAAGGACTTCTGGAGACAACTTTAATGAAGTAGTTGTAGGTTTAGGTTTAGAAATA